TAGTTTTGGGATAAAAGCATATACTGGTACAGGTTCAGGAACACCTACAATTTCTGGTGTAGGTTTTCAGCCAAATATGATTTGGATAAAAGACAGAAGTGCAAGTCATTTCCATGTTCTACAAGACTCTGTAAGAACATTTGGAAGTGGGAAGAACTTAAACCCAAACTCCAATATTGCACAGGGCACTGATACAGATGGAGAAATTTCATCAGCAAATTCTGATGGGTTTGTAATAACTACCGGTAATGGTACAAATAATAGTGGTGAAAATTATATTTCGTGGATTTGGAAAGCCAATGATGATGTGCCAACGATAGAAGCAGTTAATACAGATACAGATGCTATTGCAATATACAAGTTTGAAGATAATGTGGATGATGTTACCGGAAATTATGATGGTACTGCAACAAGCATCAGTTATGTAACAGGAAAATTTAATAAAGCAGCAGATTTTAATGGCAGTAGTAGTAAAGTGACTGCTACCCTTTCAGGTTTAACAGGAAATTCTGTTTTTAGTATTAGTTTTTGGATTAAACCAGAAGCAGTTAATGGTACACCTGTAATGTTTGGGACTACCACAGGAGGTCAAGCTTTTGTAACATTTTACAATTCATCTAACAAATTAAACTTTGGTAGTTGGGGGGATTCTTTAGCAGACACAACAGCTTCTCTACCTCTTTCTACTTGGACTAATGTAGTTATATCAAACAACGCGGGAAGCGTACAGGTTTATATAAATGGAGTTACTGATGTATCTTTTTCTCATACTTATAATATTACAGGAAATGATTTTTATTTAGGGGCAGCGAGTGCTTCGCAGTATTTTGAGGGAGAATTAGACCAAGTTAGACTTTATAATAAAGCATTAACTGCAGCAAGTGCTACCAATCTATATAATGAAACTACTGCTCAAAACGATACATTAGATATTGGAACTCAATATCAATCTTCTGTTACAGCGCTAGTAAGTGTAAATGCAAATGCAGGGTTTAGTATTGTTAAATGGACAGGAACTGGAAGTACAGCGAAAGTACCTCACGGATTAAGTGCTGTACCCGAAATAATAATTAGCAAAAATATGACTACTGCTGCAACTGATGGATGGCCTGTTTATAGTCAAACTATTGGTAATGATTATACGCTTATTTTAAACACAAGTGCAGCTAAATCATCAACAGGTGGAACTTGGGGTAGCACAAGCCCTACTTCAACTGTTTTTACAGTACAAGATAATGATTCAAACAATCAATCAGGTAATGAAATAATTGCTTACTGCTTTCATTCAGTAGCAGGATATAGCAAAATTGGAACTTATACAGGAACAGGAGCTACTCACGCTATAACAGGCGTTGGATTTCAACCTGATTGGATTATGGGAAAGGAAGCAGATGGAGCAGATAGTTGGGAAATGGTAGATTCTGTTAGAGGTATCGATAAAATGCTTTATGCAAATGGAAGTAATGCAGAGGTAACAAATACCAATTTTACATCATTTGACACTGATGGATTTACATTATCAAGCGCTTCATCAATAAATGAAAGTAATTAACAATTAAGCTATTGCAGATTAGTGAATGGTTAAATTAAAAATATGGTTAAGGGTTTTTTTTATTAGAATACCAAAAGAGATAAAATACTTTTTACAACAAATGTATGATTTAGAAAGATTTAATAATAGAACCTCCAATTATTAAACATGGACAGAATAAGCGCTCATATCTCCCACAAAGAAGCTGTCTTTTCAAGAACAGCATTACGATTAGATATCGACAACACACCAGATGGATACGAGTTAGGAAATATGAATGGGGTAGCCCATAACATATTTGAACCATTAAGAGAATGGGTTGGTGGGCCTATAAAAATCAATAGCTTTTTTCGAGATAAAGCTCTCAATACTGCTATTGGGGGAAGTTCCCGCTCACAGCATTGCCAGGGCAGAGCAATTGATATTGATGACACTTATGGTTATAAAACAAATGCAGAGATGTTTTATCATATAAAAGAAAATCTAAATTTTGACCAATGTATTTGGGAATTTGGAGATGACGCTAATCCTGATTGGGTACATGTCTCCTATGTTAACAATACCGAAAACAGAGGTAGGTGTTTAAAGGCATATAGGAAAAAAGGTAAGGCGGGTTACATGCAAATATAATATTATGGGTAAAGAAAAAAAGAAATTCGGTCAAACCAAAGTAGGACAGTTCCTTGCAAAAAGTGGACTGGTAAATAACTTACTTGATGTAATTCCAGACAGGGGTATTTTAGGAATAGTCAAAAATATATTAAAGAAAGACAAGACCTTATCTCCTGTTGACAAAGAGCAAGCTCTAAAACTTTTAGAGATGGATATGGCAGAGATGGAAGCGGTAACTAGACGGTGGGAGGCAGACGCCAAATCAGGTAGTTTTTTAAGTCAAAATGTACGCCCTATGTCATTGCTTTTTCTTACGATAGTATATGCAGCAGGGTTTTTCTTTGAGTATGATTTGCAAATCATTAATCAGCTGATGCTTTTGGTTTATGGTGCATATTTTGGAGGTCGTTCATTTGAGAAGACAAGAAGGTAGTGGTTATAACATACGCCTCTTATGCTTCTTTAGAAAACCCTAAAAAAAGAAACCCTGGCGTTCACGCTAAAACAAAGTCGTCAAAGTGTAAATCTTCACAGAACTACCTTAAAAGATATCGTGGTCAAGGGCGATAAATAATTTATATCTTTGTAGTTAAATATAATTTAATCTAATGGATATAAGAAAGATTTCTATAGGGCCGGATTATAAGTCTAGCTCAATGCACTATATAGTAGGGCAAGAAGTATTGGGCGGAAGTTATGTTATCCATTTAATCCAGTATATAGAAAGCTCACACAGCATTAAGATATGGATAAAACAAGAGGGAGAAATTCTTTTATGGAAAGAGTTTAATTCTCAGATGCCCGCATCAATAGAGTATAATATTAATTTTTAATGAAGTCACCTTTTTATTTTATAGTAAAACCTCTAGGCGGAAAGCGCTACGTAAACACAAAAGAGATACAAGGAGTGGAGATTATAACAAGTACCTCAGAGGAAAACCACATGGCTTCTAACAGACAAGGAGTGGTGGTGTCAGCTCCTATTGGATATACAGGAGAGATAAAAACCGGAGATATACTTTTAGTTCATCATAATGTTTTTAAGTATTATAATGACATAAAAGGTAGGCAAAGAAGCGGTAAGAGTTTTTTTAAAGACAATTTGTTTTTTATAGAACAAGATCAGTTCTTTATGTATAAGCAAGATGGGATGTGGCATTGCCACGACAGGTATTGTTTTGTCCAACCCGTCCCCAAAGAAGATTCTTTTATATCAAAGCTAGGAACAGAAGAGCCTTTAATAGGTATTATGAAATATTCAAATGATTATTTATCTTCCCAAGGTGTAAATCCTGGAGATAGAATTTGTTTTAAACCAGATAGCGAATATGAGTTTATGGTGGATGATGAAAAGCTATATAGAATGTATGACCACCAAATAACACTAAAACTATGAAATCCGAAGAATTAAAAAAAAGGATTATAGAGGCAGGGCGTAAAGCCGTAGAGCAATTAATTAAAGTTGCTAAAGAAGATATTATTAAGCCAGACCCTGAAGATGAGCTTGCTGCTGATAGATTAAAAAATGCAGCAGCTACCAAAAAGTTAGCGATATTCGACGCTTTTGATATATTAAATAAAATAGATACAGAAGAAGAGGCATTAGAGACAGGAAGTACAGTAGATAAAACAACCACAAAACAAGGATTTGCAGAAAGACGCTCAAAATAATTTATATCACGTAATAAAAGATTATGTGCCTAAAGCTGTTCTAACCAAAAAGAACAAGGGAAGGACATGGCTATATGGCTATAATGAAAAATATGATTTTATTGTTATATCTAAAAGCGGACAAGTAGGTGATATAATAAACATAAATAGCTTGGCTATAGGGCTGCCTGTACAGCCAGAGGAAATATTTAAACGTTCTGATAAAAAAGAAAAACAGTATTGGGAAAGACACGAACTTCCCAAGGAGCTAGCAAGAATTAATTCTATTTTCCGGTGGAATGAACACCCTCCACAATTTAAAAACAAATGGGTAGATTACATAGAGGCTGAGTTTGATAAAAGAGAGTTAGGCCACTGGTTTTATAATAATGGAAAGCCTACGTATATAACAGGCTCTCACTATATATACCTACAATGGTCTAGTATTGATGTAGGATATCCAGACTTTAGAGAGGCTAATAGAATATTTTTTATTTATTGGGAGGCGTGTAAAGCAGACAAAAGATGTTTTGGCTTAGATTATTTAAAAATTAGACGTTCTGGATTTTCTTTTATGGGTTCTTCCGAGTGTGTTAATATAGGAACATTGGTTAGGGATTCAAGGGTAGGTATACTATCCAAAACAGGAGCGGATGCGAAAAAAATGTTTACCGATAAGGTTGTTCCTATAGCTAATAGATTACCATTCTTTTTTAAACCTATTCAAGACGGTATGGATAAACCTAAAACTGAATTAGCGTTTAGAGTTCCCGCAGCTAAGATTACTAAAAAGAATATGTATACTGTGGTAGATGAGGAGTTAACAGGATTAGATACAACTATTGACTGGAAGAATACAGACGACAACTCTTATGATGGAGAAAAATTATTATTACTTGTACACGATGAGAGTGGTAAGTGGACAAGGCCAAATAATATACAGAACAACTGGGGGGTTACTAAAACATGTTTAAGATTAGGGAGTAAGATAATAGGTAAGTGTATGATGGGGTCAACATCTAATGCTCTGAGTAAAGGTGGTGACAATTTTAAAAAATTATTTGAAGATTCTCATGTAGGAAATAGAAACGCAAACGGTCAAACTAAAAGTGGATTATATTCTCTTTTTATTCCTATGGAATGGAACATGGAAGGGTTTATAGATAAGTTTGGAATGCCTGTATTTTATAAGCCTACTAAACCAGTTTTAGGTGTAGATGATGAGTGGATAACAATAGGGGCTATTGATTACTGGCAAGCAGAGGTAGATTCATTAAAAAAAGACGCCTCTGCGCTTAATGAATTTTACAGACAGTTTCCTAGAACAGAGTCGCATGCTTTTAGAGATGAAAGTAAATCTTCTTTATTTAATTTAACTAAAATATATCAGCAGATAGATTATAATGATTCTTTAATAATGGAACATCATGTAACAAGAGGGAGGTTTTATTGGAAAGATGGAGTAAGAGACTCAGAGGTTATTTGGACACCAGATTCACGGGGAAGATTTAAAGTGTCATGGACACCTAATCGTGCGCTTAACAATAAAAATATTCAGAAGCACGGGGTTTATTTTCCTGTAAACGAACATATTGGAGCTTTTGGTTGCGACTCTTATGATATATCAGGAACAGTAGGTGGTGGAGGATCTAATGGGGCATTGCACGGTCTGACTAAATACAATATGGATGAAGCTCCAAGCAATACATTCTTTTTAGAATATGTAGCTAGGCCTCAAACAGCGGAGATATTTTTTGAAGAAGTATTAATGGCATGTGTGTTTTATGGCATGCCTATACTTATAGAGAACAACAAGCCAAGATTATTATATCATTTTAAAAACAGGGGATATAGAGGGTTTTGTATGAACAGGCCTGATAAACATTATATCAAGCTATCAAAGACAGAAAAAGAATTGGGAGGTATTCCAAATACCTCTGAAGATATTAAGCA